TTTTACGAAATCAGCACGATCACTGCAATCGTCAGCAAAAACGTGATCAATGACCGCTTTGGTGGCGTGAGCGTGGATCAAGGCGCCCACTTGACGGGTTACTTCACGTCGATTCAGCTTCAGAATGGAGCGTGTATCGCTTATCGAATCTGATGGGTCTCGCCTCTTCGCTACAAAAGGTTGCTAACAAAGCGATTAGTAAGTTTGGCGGCGACATCACGTTGCAGTTTGTAACAACTGCTGCGTACGATCCGGCGACCGGAACAGCAAGCGAAAGCACTACGACGGCAACAGTCAAAGGCGTGCTTGAAGATGTAAATGCACGCGAGGTGAATGATCTTGTTCGTAGTGATGACAAGAAATTAACGATTGCAGCGTCTTCAATCACGTCAACGCCTGGACCTGACGACAAGATCGTCATTGGTGGCGTGACGCATCAAGTGATCAGAATGGAGACGATTGAACAAGACAACACTGCGATTGTCTTTGTGTTCTTCCTGCGGAGCTGATCATGCGTGAAATCAATATCGTCAACATCGGCGCTTATGCGCTTGAAAATGTCTCTGAGCTTGTGCGTGCTGTTGCCCTTGAGGCTGATGCGCAATTGAAACAAGAAAGCCCGGTTGACACTGGTCGATTCCGAGAAAACTGGCAAAAGCAAATTGAGCCGCTTGAAGCCTCTGTGTTCAATAATCTGCCGTATGCCGAGCGTTTGGCGAATGGTTGGTCAAAGCAGGCGCCCGAAGGTTGGGTTGAAACGATTGCTGTGAACATGAAGCCTTACGCTGAAGCACAGGCACGACAAATTGAAAGGAACGATTGATGACTAGCTCTTACAACGACGTTCGCAGCGCAATCGAAGGAAGAATCGCCACCGAAATGGCAAACTCTCCTTCATATCCAGTCAGCTATCAAAACGTTCCGTATACACCGCCAAATAATTCAGCATGGGTTGGCGTATCTGTTCGCTTCGGTGATAACAATTACGCGACACTTTTGGGCCCTTCGACTGGGATGAACCGTCAGGTCGGAACTTTGATCATAAATGTATATTCACCGATCGGTGTTGGCCCTGGCGCAAACCTAACCATTGCAGAGCGTCTGAAGGATTTGTTCGACAGGCAAACAGTTAGCAGTATCATTTTTAATGCTGCATCAGGCCCAAGGCAGATTTTGCCAGCTTCACCTGAAGGCTACTTTCAAACGCAAACGGCTATCACGTTTGAAGCGTATTTAGAATAAAGCGAAGCCACTACCGTTCAAACATCATGGCTACTGTTCTGTCCGGTACGTCCGGCGCTCTTTACTACAAACCTGCCGGCACTGACGCAGATCAGCTCGCCGCTTCCGCTTTTCCTTCTAGCGGATCTGACATTACTGTCGGAACTTATTTGGGTTTTCAGGTAAACGATCTGGTCACTTTGACCTATCCTGCATCTGCAACCACTACCGGCGCAATTCCTGCTGGTGATTACTACGTTCTGACTTATACCGCCAGCACTGGCGTGATGACGGTCAGTTCTACTCTTGGTGGTTCTGCTGAAACTGCCTCCGCCGCACCCACTGGTTTTGGCAGTGATTATGCCAGCATCAGCTACAAGAATTTTGAAGCTGTTGGAGATGTCCGCGAATGGTCCTTTGAGATCACTCGTGATGAAATCGATGTAACCACTATTGGCCAAACTCTTGGTCAATATGCACCGTTCAAAACCTATATCACCGGCTTTGCTGATGGTGAAGGTTCTGCAACGATCTACACCACTGATGACGACACCACCATTGCTTCACGCTTGGTGGAAGATGTGATCCAGCGTCAACAGCACGGTGTGCAGTTTAAGCTGTATATCGATCGTGTGTTGTCTTCCGGTTCGGTTGATGACACTGCAAGCCGCAGCATTGAAATGGAAGCGGTGTTGACTTCAGCCAGCTTTACCGTCAACCCTGATGACGCGCAATCAATTGAGATTGCATTCCGTCCTTCTGCAGTGCCTACCTTCGACTTCAGCAAGTCCTGATCGGCAAAATAAACAGTCAACCCCTGGCCTTGTGCTGGGGGTTTTTTGTGTCTATTATTCGGTGAGTTTCAGCACTTTTTATGCCTGCTGCTTCCACAAGCCTTCGCGCACTTGATCGTCTAAAGAAAGCTGCGAATCTTGTGCCGATCAAGCGCATTGTGACGCTGAGCAATGGCGATGAATTTGAATTTTGGAGTACTCCGCTAACGATGGCGGAACGCGAAAAAGCGCAAAAGGCGGCCAAAAGTGACGACATTAACACTCTTGCGCTTCAGCTTTTGGTTGCAAAAGCACAGGATGAAAATGGCAAGCGGATGTTTACTCAAGGTCAAATTGCTGAATTGAAAAACGATGTTCGTGATGAAGATCTTCAAGCATTGATGCTTGCCTTGATTACTGGCGAAGGCAACGTCACGGAGGAAGAAGCAAAAAACTAACCAAATGCGTTAAGGATGACTATTCCCTGAGGATGATGATGCGTGTGGCCCGTGAACTGGGTTACACGCTGTCTGAATTGACGCAGCGCATGTCACGCGAAGAGTTTCAATTATGGATTTTGTTGTTTGAGGTGGAAGCCAAGGAGCAACAGGACGCCATGAGAAAAAGCAAGCGCCGGTAGAATCAAAAGACAATTAGGTCGAAGCCGTGGCTGTTGTTGCTGCCGTACAGATAAAAGTTGACGCCAGCTCGGCTAAAGCGCAGATCTCTGGTCTTCAGGCGTCAACCACAAAACTTCAAGGCGCTTTCGGGAAGCTTAGAGCTGCAGGTTCATCGCTTCAAGGCGTTTTGGCCGGAATTGGCGCTGGCGCTTTGTTGAAAGGTTTTGTGTCAGCGGGGATTGAGGCTCAACGAACAACAAAACGATTAAAACTTCTTTCAAAGCAATATGGGGAATCTGCACAGCTTGCGCAAATAGCCGATCAAGCTGCCAGCAAATATGCAATTGGCAATACTCAGGCAGCCAATGCAGTCGCAGATTTATATGGGCGTTTGCGTCCAATGGGTATTTCGTTGGAAGACATTGGAACGACCTTTAATGCAGTGAATACTGCAGCGGCAAAAATGAATCTTACCGCTTATGAGACAGATGGCGTGTTGTTGCAATTAAGCCAAGCACTTGGTTCTGGCACTTTGCAAGGTGATGAGTTCCGCAGTGTGATGGAACGTTTACCTGCAATTGGTCAAGCAGTTGCCAATTCAATGGGGGTTAGTGTTGGAGAACTGAAAAAATTAGGTTCTGAAGGTAAGTTGACAACAGATGTCATTATTAAAGCTCTTCAAGGATTGGCAAATGAAAAGGCACCAGAACCCGATCCGTATAAAAAGTTTCAGGCAGCTCTAAGTGATTTAAGTACAACGATTGGACAGGAACTTCTTCCAGCTTTTACTCCATTGGTTGAATTTGCAGGCTCTCTTGCTAGAGCATTTGGGTCTTTGCCTGGACCAGTAAAAACAACATTGGCTGCACTTATTGCATTGGCAGGTGCCGCCGCAATTCTTGCGCCACTTGTTAGCGTTATCGCGAGTATTGGCCCTGCCTTGACAGGTGTGATTGGAGCTGTTAGTGCCGTTGCTGGTGCTTTGACAGGTGGCGGTGGCTTACTTGCAGCTATTGGCGCAGTTTTTAGCGGTCCTGTCGGTTGGGTTGCTTTGTTGGTTGGTGCTGGCGTCGCTCTTTATGCATTTAGGGATCAAATCGCCACGGTATTTGAGGCCATTGGCATTGTGATCAAATATGCTTGGGAAACATTTAAATCGGTCTATGTTGATCCAATTATTAATGCTGGCAAGATGATTTATCAGTTCTTTAAAGAGAACTGGGGCGCCATTTCCGAGTTTGTCAGCGGTGTGTTTACCAAGATTTTTGAGTTTTATAAGACGACGTTCATTGATCCAGTAGTCAACCTTGCACGGAGTCTGATCGAAACCTTTGGCAACATTTTCAACAGCATTGGCGAAGCAATCAAGGCGCCATTTGTTGCTGCATTTAATGCAATCAAAGGCGTTGTGAACAGCGTTTTGAGTGGCATTGCTAACGCCATCAACGGCGTGGTCAATGCAATCAACAGGGTTATCCGTGCGGCTAACTCTGCAGCGGCAAAAGTTGGCTTGCCGCAAATCCCGCTGATTCCAAAAGTTAGCGTTCCGCAGTTTGCTGAAGGTGGCGTGGTGACAGGACCAACGCTTGCAATGGTGGGTGAGGGTGGTGAGCCTGAGTACATTATTCCGCAGAGCAAAGCGGCAGGATTCGCCGCAAATTATCTCAGTGGTCAACGTGGAGCCGGTGCGATTCCTGCGTTTGCTGATGGTGGTTACGTCGCACCGTCAAGCGCCAACGTTAATATTCAAACGGGTCCGGTGACTCAAATGGACGGTACAAATTATGTAACCACCAAGGATCTTGGCCGCGCTGTTCAGGCTGGTGTGAATCAAACTCTGGATCTGATCCGCCGTGACGGTAATACTCGCGCAG